ACACTATCATGTAGTCGTACAGTCCTTGAGTTTGCTTGATTCGTTCAAATATTGGAGTAAGCACGTTAATTACTTGTTGACGTGTGAACAATGTGTTCGGTTCGAACACGAAGTACTTGATCGTGTTACGAACAGCTCGTTCCGCATACAAGAACATTCGACGTACATTGATTCTATCGAATGCACTAGGCTTGCTCTGCAAAGTTTTCTGTCCAAATATTACAAAACCATCGTTAGGGAACATCGCGATTGGATTTACACCAATTTTATACATCTGATCCCTATGTTTTTGCTTGGGCATGAAAGCTACATCATTGATATTTGATAACAATCCGCGGGTGAAACCGGCTGGAGCCCACCATGGTTGGAAATTTGAATCTGTATTGGCCATTGCCGCGGCTACAAAACCACTAGCAGGTACCCATACCTGTCGATTACTAGCAGGGTCCTGTACTTTCACCCAGTTACCGTACGTACATGCATACGATGAATTGATAGTACCAAATAGATGTCGAAGAGGCCAATAGATGTGCTTAGAGAAGTACTTGTTTGCCTTGTCATCTAGTACCTTCACATCGTTACCTTGTACAAATATATATCTAAGATTGTCTAACACCACTAAACAGTCTTTCCGTAGTGTCTGACAGAAGTTAATAAAGCGGTTAGCTATTGTTTTGTAGTGAGCCATCGTGTCATCGGCCCCGCGGATTTGAGTGGTATACAGTCCGTCATCACTATTAGGATCGGACTGGTCAGGGTTTCCAATGTTGAAGTATTTTTCATCATCAAACCGGATCGTGCCTCCTTCTGAACCGACATATACAGTACCTAGTCCAGCTTCGCATAAGATGTCTAACGGGTACAGATCGAGATTTTCAGCGACCTCAAACAATCTGTCTAGTTTTGCAGGAATGTTTCCAGTCTCGGCTGAATTACCGTCTGCAATCTTGAAAGCGCCGTGGGCATATAAATTTTCACCATGATGAAGTTTCTTTTCCTTGCCTTTTTGCTGCGGAGCATCTAAAACCAATTCATTCATCGCTCTAGTGTACCAGTATAATTCTTCTCCTTCAGTAGAGTCTAGAAATGTGTTAGCAATATAGTCTTTTCTCTTCCTAGCCTCCCATTCTGCAGGAGTTTCAGTAGGTTTTTGAGGAGACCAGTAATGTGACTCTCTCTTGTTGGTCGCCATCCGGACTTTTTTCGTAACTTCCTTCTTTTCATCATACCAATCTCCACCATTCTTACTGATGTTAGGATTGACCATCATTCTGAAGTTTTTAGCTTCAGCAGTTTCATCCTCAAGATAAAATGATACAGCTTCTCCTCCTTCTTGTAGGTATTGCTGTGCGTAGAAATTACAAGAACCGATGTATGACTCGGCTAAAACATAATCTAGCTTTGTGATATCAGGGTTTAGAGTTGATGGTCTTACTTTAAATACACCAATCGACAGCACATCAGAGTATTGTTGATTGTTCAAGTCAAACGGTGAAACGTTCTCCATCACCTCACTTATGGATCCTGCTACACCAACAGCTTCAGCTGATAGTGAGAAGTTCAATCTAACGTCTGGTACGTCTATATAAGATGCACCTTTGGCTTCAAATGTCTTCTTGTTGAATCCCTTCATCTCCAAGAACCCGTCAAAATCTGTCGCAGGATTCAAGTTAGTGTTATCGCATACTCCGACGTAATATCCTTCAAACTTCTCGTTGATCGACAACTTGCGCGTGTTGAGTAAGATGAATCCCATGCCTTTCTTGTCAACAACTTCTTGATATGTCTTCCATTCGGATATATGACCACCTAGGTCTCCATAATCTGCTCGATTTTCTTGAAAAGCTCTATACTCTTCACCATCAATGTCAATATTCGATGGCTCTCCAAACCAGTAAACGTCAGCATCAGACAATGAGTAACCATTATCTTTTACATACTGCACTACTAAGCGTGTGGGATACTCCTCTTGATATATGCCGGAGAAATCATAAGGATTACCGGAGGCATCTACCCAGTTGTAACCGATAGCGGTAGGTATGTCAACATCATCAACACCAGATATTGTCTTTACAAATCCAGGATTGGTTCGACCAGGGCTGTCACCATCCGGATCGCCTTTGGATGTATCAACTCCTAAGCTGGTTACTCCTTGGTCTCCTGTTTGATTAAATGTGATGATCGCTCCACCTGATATAGATGTGGATGCTGTTGGTCCTGTGACTGTCACATCCCAAGTAGTATTAGCTGTCTTGAGCGCAGTCTCTAGATCACTCAACGTACCATCGTGAGCAACCTCAAAAGAAGTCATACCACTACCAGATAGCGCGATTGATCCACCGGAGAGTGAACTAGAACCTAATGTCCATTGCTCTTGTGTACCGGAGGCAAAATATTTCAATGTCGTGCTGGCGTTATCAGCAGTAATATTGTACATGTCATGATAGTTAGGAACATCATATCTTATGGTTACTGTGGCTACTCCACCAACATTTGTTGTGAAGTCTCCAGTTACATCCACTGCAGAGATCTCTGGGGTTGAGTTGATGATCCCGGTTGCAATGTCTGTGCTACTAGCATTCCATGGAAGAGTAACGGTAGCAGTTGGAGTAGCTGGGTCTCTACCGACATTGAGTGTGATTGATCCTTGATTGATTGTCTTGGATCCAGCGGAGGCTGTTGATGTGGTGAATGTCAGCGTGTGAAATTCTTTAGTGACTCCGCCTTTACTTGCAAGATAATTTACTAGTGCTTGTTTCAACGGGTTCGACATTGGAAGATTCTCCAATGATTTCGTCGAGGGTCGAGGAAACACTGGGTAGACTAGAGCTGAATACTTGTCAGCAAGATCCCCACCGGCTCCTTCTCCGTAAGCTAGTCGTGAGCAAAACACATTTGCTGGACTGTTTAATGATGAACGGACCGTGTGGTAAAAATACCTTTCAACTGGTGTGGTCGGTTTTCCGTAGACTTGTTCGAAGTCGCTCGCGCTGGTAACTTGGATGAGCTCGTCGGTTGGACCGTTTTGGGAAAACCCGGGTACTAATACTGTGGTACCGATTGGAACATCCGGTCTCAGTGAAAGGTCAACTTCTTTAATCTCTACGCCTGGTGATTGTATTGTTCTTGCCATGATAAAAAATTGTTAATATGAAATTATTTATGTATTTGCGGATAGATTTTTGACATTTGTCATAATAACTTTGTGTGTAGTTGACTAAATGCAAATTCTAAAGAGGAAGAGATCTCATCCGAGGATTGGTAATTATAGCTAATTTCACCTAGAGACACTGGTACTGCACCTACATATGTGAATTGAATTTTTTTCTCGTTATACTCATCTAGACCATATACTGTTATATCTGTCGCATACTCGCTGTAAGGCTCCAGTCCGGGACCATGACGTAATGCTGGTCGTTCAGCGTAAAAGAATCCTTCTTTATAATTGTTACATAAATTTAACCATTTATATATCACCCAATAGTTGTTATATTCGTTGTCTAGTTTAAAGTCTACACGGATGTTACTGTAGTCAGGTCTTTTAAATGATGTGAAATTGAAGGATTGACCGCTGAAGGGTATCTCTACAGGGTCTACAACAATTGCAGGCGCGACTATACCATACACGCTGAACTGTAGCGAGTGTTGCATGATCGAGTCATTCGCGCGCTGGGAAGAGATGTTTATCTCTCTCATGGCTTTTGGTAATGTCATTACCATGATGAATTTATCAGCTCTAGATTTATTCAGTACTGATTGATCCATCGGATCGTAACCAGTCATCGCGTGTGTCTTGGTTGGCTCAGCCATGAAATTTCCATCCTTGATCTATATAGCCCTGTATCCCAGTAGATATGTTTTTATTTTTTTCCATTCCATCTATACTTAGGTCACCGAACATAGCCGGAACAATATCCATGTCATTTGTATCGTCTATTCCCATATCTATAAACTCACCTGTGGAGAAGGAAGACTGGGTGATGGCTATAGGTTTATTATTTTTACCCAACTGAACATCAAAATATGAAGACACTAAATCTTCACTCAATATAAACAGTGCCCAGAGTATACTCATCACACGATCATCATAGACACCGTCAGATTTTATATGTCCCCATGTACCGTTGGCATGTCGGACGAAAGTCTTGAGTTCTTGTACTAGTTCTTTGTCTCTTATAGATACATTCTTAGTTTCATTAACCCAATATCTCATGTTCATCACGCCGCGGTATTTAGTATTAGTATGAGCTAGTACTCCAATTCTGGATTTAGTCTTCACATTGCCAGTATAAGTCACTAGATTAGGGTAATAATAATTGTTCTTTAACATGTCAACAACCTGCGCACCGCAATTGTTTCTTTCGATCAATGCTATTGGTTGACCCCAGTGCTTTAAAATTGAATTGAGTTTAGATGTAAATTCATACGGGCTAATTGTAGAGCTATGATAGGTAGCAACTTGTTCGATGTTGCTTAGCTCGGTTATATCTAGTATTTGTATACAGCTAGCTGCGGCTCCAACTCCTTCAGACACATCGACACCAGCAACATACGTTTTACCAGCCTCTGGCAACGACCACACTTTATAAGCACCATCCTCTAATACATGCACCGGTTCTCTACAGGTACTGTTCATCTTGGCTATTAAATTTTCATCCAACATATTAGTTCCGGAT